GATAATGCGGCTACGGATGCCCCTAAGGGGGGCATACGCCACCCAATCGCTTGCGATGGGGGGTAGACGCTAAGTGTCACGTGGTTGCACAGAAGGTCCAGAATATTATTACCTGGACCTTCTGTGCTGTGCAGTGTGGCGCTAGTGCCCTGCTGCCTGCTCAGTTCGCGACTTTAGCTAAATAAATGTCGCGACATCGTAATTTTTGTTTTACCTACAATAATTACGTTAATACTGATTTAGTTGATAATGTGCAGTGTAAGTATATTGCTTATGGTCGTGAAGTTGCACCTTCTACTGGTACTCCTCATTTGCAAGGGTATATTTCTTTTGAAACTGCTAAAAGTGTAAGTGCTGCTCGCAGTTTGTTGCCTGGGTGTCATGTTGTTGCTATGGCTGGATCTATTGCTCAGAATGAGGATTATTGTTCTAAATCAGGTCAATTGGTTGAACGTGGGGAGAAACCAATTTCTAATGATAACAAGGGTAGAGCAGAGAAACTAAGATGGCAAAGAGCTAGAGATTTAGCTAAATCTGGTAATTTGGATGAAATTGATGCTGATATTTATATCCGTTGTTATTCTACTTTGAAGAGTATTGCTAAAGATCATCAAAGTAAACCTCCACCAGTTGAAGTTAAATGTTTTTGGATTTACGGGTCAACTGGGACTGGAAAGTCTCATTGTGTTGAGAATGCTTTTCCTGATTGTTATAAGAAAAGTATGGATGATTTGAAGTGGTTTGATGGTTATGACAATGAAGATGTAGTGTATTTAGAAGATATTGATGTTTATCAAATTAAATGGGGTGGTTTGTTAAAGCGTTTAGCAGATAAGTGGCCTATGCAAGCATCTATTAAAGGTTCGATGAAGTATATTCGACCAAAAACAGTTATTGTAACCTCTAACTATACGCCTGACCAGATTTGGTCTGATCCGCAAACTTTGGAACCTTTAATGAGAAGATTTAAAGTTTTGCATAAAGAATGTCAAGAACAAATTATTGACTTTAACTAATAAAAAAAATGTCTGTTGTTAAAAGGAAGAATTCCGCAGTTATGAATAGAGGTAAAATGTTAGCTGGAGCTGCTCAATTTGCAGCTAATTTAACTCCTTATGGCAAGTATTATAATGTAGCTAAAGGAGTTTATAATGCAGCTTCCGCAGGTGCTAAATTCTTTAGAGGCGGTAAGCGAAAAGCTTCTACTTCTTCATTGTATAACAAATTTGCTGGAACGAAAAGAGTTAAGACTGGTTCTAGGAAATGGGAAGGTACTTCTACCGGTGTTTATGCTGGCAAATTTAGGAAGGCTAGAAAGGTAAAGAATACATTTTTTACCGAATGTTTGAGAACTGGTTATAAGGAAAATATTGAGGAATTTGGTAGAGTTGAAGATCCGAATACAGTGTATTTGGGTCATAGTACTAAACATGAGTTGGAAATGGCTGTTGTTTTTACAGGGTGTTTTATCAGGAATTTGTTTAGAAAGGCTGGAATGGAAATTGCTAATAGAAGAGAAGAATTAGGGTTGTTTTCATTTAATAATTCTTCAGGATTTAAAATTGAATATGTTGTTCAAAACCCTCAAACTGGGCAGCAATTGCTAAATTCTGAGTATGTTATTGCAGATAATCAAACATTAAGTACTATTGTTGCGAATATGAGTGCTATGACTGGTCAAATTGGTAATTTTATAAGGAATACTGATCAATTGGAGCCCTATAAATTGACGTTGTATAGTTTAGATCGAGATGTTGTTGATTTGAATTTGAATTGGCGTATGGCTGCTCAGATTAATATGAGTCATCAGTATGTTAATTTGATGGTGAAAAGTACATTGGTAGTACAAAATCGTACTGCTGGTGCTACTGCAGGTGCAACTGATAAGGGTTCTGATAGGGTTGATAATCAACCTTTAGTAGGGAAATTGTATGAATTTAGTCAAGCTAGTCCTAGATTAGCTCAAAAGAATAACCCGAATGGTGAGAGATTAGGTAGAGTTCCTCAGGCAGGTTTGTCTTTAGTTAGAGCTGCTCAATTAGGATCTGCAGATTTTGAAAATTCACCTGATCCTAAGATATGGACTAATGTTTCTAAAACTTCTAATATTATATTACAACCTGGAACTATGAAAGAAAATTCTATTGTACATATGTTTAAAGGAAAAATAATGACTGTGTTGCGTCGTATTAGATCTTCTCAAAGTACTGGGGTTGGACCTGCAGCTGAATTTGTAGGTGGAGCTGGTAAATTTGTTTATATGCAATTTGAAGAGAAGTTAAGAACTACATCTTCAAATCCTGTTACTGTTCAATATGAACGTAAATATGAAATTGGTATGATTATGAAAAAAACTAAAACTCCTGCTTTACAACCTGGTTTGTTGGTAAATGAAGTTAATAATCTCGCGTAAATATATTAATTATAAATATAATGATTCAAAAGATCTGTAATTATTTCAATTCTTCCCAAACTGTAGGTAATGAGAAGTTGGTTTCCTTCTTCGTCTTCATGTTTGTATTCATCAACTTTACACCATTCTTTTTCAAGTTTTTCTTTAAGCCAGTTAATTCGTTCAAGATCAGAGTCATCAGTAGAAGTATTGAATTGCATTATTGGAATATTTGGGGGGATTGCTCTCTTTATATACTATTTGCTTATGTAAGCAAGTTAAATTAAATCATTTAAGTTTACCCACCGTCATTTAAGTTTATCCACTTAATAACAATACCAATTGTATTTCAGCGCCCCCCGGGTAGGGGGGTAAGATAATGCGGCTACGGATGCCCCTAAGGGGGGCATACGCCACCCAATCGCTTGCGATGGGGGGTAGACGCTAAGTGTCACGTGGTTGCACAGAAGGTCCAGAATATTATTACCTGGACCTTCTGTGC